ACATTATTTTCGCCTCGCCCAGCAAAAGTCAAATCAGAGTCCTCCAATCCATTGGGCGCGGTTTGCGTGTTGCAGAAGACGGACGTGATACAAGGCTCTATGACGTTGCAGACGATCTACGTTGTTCCAGCAAACCAAACTTTACCCTGCGTCATAGCGCCGAGAGAATCAAGATCTATGAAACCGAAAAGTTTCCTTTCAAAATCACAGAGGTGAAATTATGACACAGAATATTTATGATGTTAAACAGTTCAAATTGACCTCAGGTGATGAAATAGTTTGTGACGTGGTAGATTGGCCAGGTAGTGACTCAACTGATATTGTTGTAAGAAATGCAATGCAAATTATAAAAATTACTGAGTCAGTACAACAGCAATATTATATTTTTAGACCTTGGATTCATTACATAGAATCAAGTGACGAATTAATTATTGTTAACAGTGCACATGTAGTTAGTACAACTAACCCAAACAAATTATTATTTGAGCAATATCTTTGGGCAGTGTCAGATATGCATCAAACTTCAACGGAAAGAGTAATTGATTGGCACGCTGAACAACGTGACTATATATCCAAAGTTGCTGAAAAGTTAGCAGAACTAAAAAGAAATGATTCTGACGCGTCAAATATTATTAAGTTCCCAGTACATTGAAATGGTACATACTCTGACTTCGCCAAATAACACTAAGCTGATTATACCTAAATTCTAACGAATAGTCAAACGTTGACTATTGCTTTATTTTATAGTATTATATTTTTTTGAGGTAAATTATGGACAAACAAGAAAAACCGCATTACGTTAACAACGCACAATTTTCCCAAGCAGTTGTTGATTATGTAACAGAAGCAAACTTAGCGAAAGAAAAAGGAACTAAGAAACCCATTGTTCCTGATTATGTTGCTCGCTGTTTCCTTCGTATTGCTGAAGGACTATCACATAAAGCAAACTTTGTTCGCTACACCTATCGTGAAGAAATGGTCATGGATGCAGTAGAGAACTGTCTCAAGGCGATCGAAAACTATAACCTAGAAACTGCAACTCGTACAGGTAAACCCAACGCATTTGCTTACTTTACTCAGATATCTTGGTATGCGTTCCTACGCAGGATTCAGAAAGAGAAAAAGCAGCAGGATATTAAACTAAAGTATCTCTCAGAAACAGGTCTTGAGCAATTGGTATCAGAAGAGGTTGAGAATAATCCTGCTGCAAAACAAACGCAAGCATTCGTTGATGAGTTGCGAGAAAGAATTGATGCCGTTAAAGAAAAAGACGCTGAGGTGAAAGAGTTTACAAAAAAGGAAAGGAAGAAAAGAACTGTTGCGGTTGACTCCGACCTGACTGAGTTTATGATCGACTAATGAAACTCTGGACTATTTGGAAGTACGCTCTTGGCGGATTCTCTGATGACAAAACGGAACCTTACGATAATTATGTTGCACTCCTACGCACTGTTATTGTGGGGGTTAATTTTCTTACGTGTTTTTTTATAATGGCAAACGTGGTGCATAACTGGTGAAGATTGCAATCTTAAACGATACCCATGCAGGTATTCGTAACTCTTCTGAGATCTTTATGAATTATCAGGAGAAATTTTATAGCGAAATATTTTTTCCATTTTTAATCGAAAACGGTATAAATAAAATTCTTCATCTCGGGGATTATTATGAAAACCGTACGACAATTAATTTTAAGGCTCTCAACAGCAATCGCCGTGTATTTCTTGACCGCCTTCGGGATCATAGGATCCACATGGATATTATCCCAGGCAATCACGACGTTTACTACAAGAACACTAATAAGTTAAATTCTCTGAAAGAACTTCTCGGTCATTATATGAGCGAGGTTCGTATTATTGAAGAACCTGAAGTCATTGATTATGATGGTTGTAAGTTTGCCCTGATCCCCTGGATTAATCCTGAGAATGAAAACGCAACAGTTGAATTCATTAAAAACTGCCAGGCAGATATCTGCGGTGCTCACCTTGAACTGCAAGGATTCGAGATGCAGGCAGGCGTACTAGCGCCCGAAGGTATGGACCCAGCGTTGTTTGATAAGTTTGAAATGGTATTCTCAGGTCACTATCATACCAAGAGTCAGCGAGATAACATTTATTATTTCGGAAGTCAAATGGAGTTTTTCTGGTCAGATTGTAATGACAAGAAATATTTTCACATCTTTGATACAGACACTAGAGAACTGACTGCGGTTCAGAATCCAATCACAATGTTTGAAAAAATATTGTACGATGACACTAAACCTATGGCAACAAAGAACCTTGCCTACTTAGACGAAAAATTTGTTAAACTGATTGTGATTAATAAATCAAGTCCCGTTGAGTTTGAGAAATTCATTGACCGGATTCAATTAAGAAACATACACGGTCTTCAGATATCTGAGGATTTTTCTGAGTTTGTTGGTGAAAATGTCAACGACGAAAACATTAAGCTTGACAATACTGACGATCTATTATACACTTATATTGATGCAGTTGAAACCGATCTGGACAAAGATCGAATTAAATCAAAAGTGCGCGAACTGATGATTGAAGCGCAAACCCTTGAGATTGTATGATACACTTTTCTAAGTTAAGATATAAAAACTTTTTATCATCCGGCGACAAATTTACTGAGATAGACCTGCATAGAAACAGAACCACCTTAGTGGTAGGAACTAATGGTGCGGGTAAATCAACGATGCTTGATGCTCTGTCTTTTGCTTTATTCGGCAAAGCGCATCGCAATGTCAACAAACCACAGTTAATTAACTCAGTCAATAACAAAGACTGTTTAGTTGAGGCTGAGTTTGATGCATACGGGCATCAGTTTAAGATCGTTCGTGGTTTGAAACCAACTGTGTTTCAGATATGGAAGAACGGTGATCTGATCAATCAAAACAGTCACGCTAAAGAATATCAAAAGGTACTTGAACAAAACATATTAAAACTCAATCATAAATCATTTCATCAGATTGTCGTTCTGGGTAGCTCATCGTTCATACCTTTTATGCAGTTGCCTTCGCATATTCGTAGAGAGGTAATTGAAGATCTACTAGATATTAACGTCTTTTCTAAAATGAATAGTTTGTTGAAAGAAAAGATTGTTTTATTGAAAGATTCTATTCGAGAGAACGAACACGCTCTTGAGTTGAATAATACGAAGATAGATTCGCAAGAAGATCATATCTTCGATTTAGAAAAAATCTCTGAGACTGCTAAAGAAAAACTAGAAGATGAACTTCATGAGCAGCAAGCAGAGTTGGCCCGCCTGGAGGAACTCGTTGAAGGGTATACTGATACCAAACTTCGAGAAGTTGAGAAGTTATTATTCGCAACTAAGAAACAGATTGACAAACTTGAGAAGTTTGACTTTCAGTTTAATCAGAAGATTAAAAAGTTTGATAAGGATTCCGCATTTTATGAGGATAACGACACATGCCCCACCTGCGATCAAGAGATCACCGCTGATACCAAAAGTAAAAAAATTAACGAAACCATCGACGCGAAAGGAAAGATCGAAGACGCAAAACTAAAATTAAGTCTTGAGATAGTAAAACACTATGAAGAGATGGAATGTAAAGAAAAACTTTTGTCCGAAGAAACATCTAAGTTCCAAAATGTCGAAGTGCATAGACGTGAAATTAAACGCACCAAAGAACGGATACGAAATTTACAAAGTGATCTATCCCAAGGGGGGCAAGACCTGGATTCTCTGCAAACCGCAAAATCTACGCTTGAAGATTTACGAAGATCTCGTGAGGAGATCGTGTCGAGGAAAATGGATCTCGCGGAGGAAAGGGAATACAATAGCGTTATTACAGAGTTGCTCAAAGACTCCGGTATCAAAACCAAAATCATCAAACAATATCTGCCCGTTATTAATCAGCTCACGAACCAATACCTACAAGTCCTCGACTTCTACGTCCACTTTGACTTGGACGAGGGGTTCAACGAGACAATACGATCAAGACACAGAGACGCGTTTTCCTATTCCTCGTTTAGTGAGGGCGAGAAGCAACGCATAGATCTTGCCCTATTGTTTACGTGGAGGCAGGTTGCTAAAATGAAAAACTCAGTTGCTACCAATCTATTAATACTTGACGAAACGTTTGACTCATCCCTTGATACAGACGGGGTTGACAATCTGATTAAAATATTAGATACTTTAGGTGATGATACAAACGTATTCGTCATCTCGCATAAGGGTCAGCAGTTAGAGGATAACTTTGACTCTAAGATTGAATTTGATAAACGAAAAAACTTTAGCGTGATAGTATGACAAAAGTAATTGTTGCTGAACAAAAACTAAATTGCGAAAATAAACTCGGTAAGTATATGGAAGAATCTGACTACGACTTATTGGTCGAGGAAGATATGGATTTCTATGCACCGATTCAAGAACTTGGTCGAACTGAACCATCAGAGCAAGAATGCATTTTTAAGTTTCGTAAGAATAGATTTACTGCTGATGAACAACTTGGCGCTTATGAAGGTTTGGTCGGTGCTGCTCAACCAACTCAAAACCGTGGACTTGCCGCAGGTCCAAAGGGTGAACGTATCGGTAGTCGAAACTGGTGCACTGAAGAACAGATTGAGATAATGGATCATCTTATCAAAGGTAGCGGTTCATTGTTTAGCGATGACCCTATTGCTGAGATACGTGAAAAGCATAGGAAGATGAAAGTTAAACCTGAAAGTCGAGGTATTGTCTGGGTCATAACTAAAATTGAAGCAGATGGTTATGAGTATGATAACTTCTTCGATACTAAGATCGAAGAGATATTGAAACTTCCTTACGCCGATCGTCGCGGTGCGGCAAAACATATGTTTGAAACGTATGTGTCTAAAACAACCTATGCGAACCAGGTTCTTTCCGGTATCGCTGGTTTCTATGATCGTTACCCGCGCATTCCTTATGGTAGAGCAACTTCATATACTGAACACAATTTTCAAACCTATGAAAAATGTTATCCCTTCATGAGGAAACTGTCAAATGAGTTTTCTCGTCTTCTACCTGAAAGATATTCAAGGCAGCAGCATTTTGCTGATAAACTTGACAAAAGGTTCCGCGTTGCTGGCGAGGATACACCGTTCACTACCGTTACTGTGAACAAAAACTTTCGTACATCTGCTCACCGAGATGCTGGTGATTTACATGAAGGTTTCTCAAACTTAACTGTTGTCGCTAAAGAAAAGGATTGGCAGGGTGGATACCTTGTCTTGCCTGAATTCCGCGTTGCTATTAACGTTCGCCCTGGCGATCTTCTGTTAATCAACAACCATGAAGGTATTCATGGTAACACTGAGATAATTCCATCTGATGGGAAAACTCTTGAAGAAATGGAACGTATCTCATTGGTTTGCTATTTCCGCGAAAAAATGTTAGAATTAGGTTCGTGGGAATATGAAAACTATCGATATGACTTTGTGGTCGACAGAAAAAATAATCAGTCGCATTCTAACTGGAAACCACTATGGAATGGTGTGAGTGAAGGTATGTGGGAATCGCAAGAGTGGTTTGATTATTTAAAAAGTAAAGGTGGTTCGGACATGCTAAATACGTACCATCCGAACAACTCAAAATCTAGTCTTGAGGATTTTTTTATATGATGAAAATAAAAGTAAGTATTAATAAATCTAATGGTCACAGCGTAATAGACTGTATTGATTTAGATTTTGATTCAAAAGAAAAAACTGAACTTGCAATAATGTTCCTAAAGTGGTGTGGCGCTAAAATTGCATGGGAAAAAGAAAACCTTTCAAAAAAAAGAGTGTGCTTACTTATTAACCAGAAGAAAAAAGTGTCGGGTAGGCAAGAATTTCATTTTGAAGTAAAGAATTATGATTGATTATAAAATAGCAGTTCCAAGTTACAAACGTCCAGAAACTATTCAAAACAAAACATTGAAAGTTTTTGAACAACATAACATCCCTCCTGAAAGAGTTACTATCTTCGTTGCTAATGAAGAAGAACACGCAGCATATACACAAGCTCTCGCTGATCATTCTTATGGTAAAACAATTGTAATCGGTGTTCCTACTATTGGCGCTCAACGTAACTTTATTGAAAAGTATTATCCCGAAGGAACTTACTTGATGATGTTTGATGATGACATCGACGAAGTTCAACGAAGGCAGGATGAAAAAACCCTTGTCCCTATTGACGACCTGTATAAAGAAATTATTGAGCAGGGGTTTACCGAATGTGAAAAAGCGAGCGCTAAGACGTTCGGAATATATGCAGCATCAAACGCATATTTTATGAAAGATCGAGTCTACACTAAACTCTGCTACATTATTGCTTCTATGTTTGGTGTGATTGTTGAACATGATGACGCTTTGGTGCGTGAAACAAATCATGGTGAAGATTATGAATACAGTCTTAGACAGTATGTGAAACACGGTAAACTGTGTAGACTCGATAACTATACAGTGAAGAGCAATTATTACAAAGAAGAAGGTGGACTACAAACTGTTCGAACAAAAGAGTATGTTCATGAGTCTATCAGTAAGATTGCTAAAATGTTTCCTGATCTT